GCACGCAAAAAAGAACTACACACAAAATGGTACAATTTTTACAACTGTGAAGTGTATGTATAAAATATAGGTATGACTATAAAACTAGAATGCTTCTATTTGTCCCAAATTTGCTGCTATATAGAGTTTTTTTACTTTTGTCTAGTATAAGTATGGATATGTTATTCTTGAAGCGTTTTTAAGGCTTCTACATATTCATATCGATTATGGACATAACACCAGTTATTAGAGTTGTCCAGCATATGCTCGTAAAAATGTTTTGATCCAGTAGAATCTACCATTATAGTAGTTTGTGCATATCCCTTTACTTCTAACTTATGTAGTGTCTCATGCTCATAGCAATAATAATAATCTGTTTCTTTTAATTTATATATATCTGTAGTAAAGATATGTTGTTTGCCATTTAGGTCTTTATAATTATAATATGTAGTTTTTGGAGGGTTACTGCAACCAATCAACAGTAACAACACAGAGAGTAATTTTTTCATTTTGGTTTTTTTCTAACCTTTCTTTAGTTTTTATTTTATAGGGTGCTGATATATTATAAACCCATTTCTGTAAATTTTTTGGTAAAATTTTTTTATAGGTCATATATTTTTCTTTTTCTAAGTTATGATAATAACTTATTTTTCTTTATATAGTTTATATATAATATATATATTATATATTTATTTCTCTAGTTTAGCTATATACAATATAAGTACTTTAATAGCATTTGTCAAGAAAAAAATAAAACTTGACAAAACTTTATTTTTGTATTATATTGAGTGTATGAAAAAATATAAAAAACAAGATGCACGCACCTACTGTGCTAACTGGGATAATGGTAGATGTTTAGGGTGTGATATGTATTCTGTTGATCGCAGACTAATTATGCGTATTGATTCTAAAAGACAAGGAAAGGAATGCACCATAGACACAGAGTGTAATTATTTTACTAGAGTTGTAGTACCAGCAATAACATTATAAAGGAATCAAATGAGAGAGATTACTAATCAAATTTTTCGTAAGAAGATAGAAGAAATGTATCCTCAAATGATGGAAAGATTTGGAGAGATAACAACTGAACAGTATGAATTATTTTGTAAAAAACAATATGATTATGGAAGTGGCAACATCACGCTTGGTGGAGATCTTGAAAATGAAAGCGACAGAATGTTGTCTCTTATTGCTTTGGTTATTCGAATGAATGACAAAGTAAATAGATTAAAAAATATTTTAATTAAAAATAGTGGTAAGAATGCAGTATCAGATGAAACATACATGGATGCATTTAGAGACTTATCAATATATGGCGTGATTGCTCAGTTGGTTGCAGAAAAGGTTTGGGGTAAATGAGTTGGCAAGCAGATGGCAATCGTAATGCAAAGGGTCAGTTTATTAAAGGCAATACTGCTGCTATGGATAGAGCAGATGCTTTTGATGCAAAACTACCTAAAATACTTTTTCTTGATATAGAGACCACACCGATAGCTGTGTGGGTTTGGAGTATAGGTAAACAGTATGTACATCCACATAGCATTATAAAAGATAATAATAACAAAGCTATAGACTGGTATGTTTTAAGCTGGTCTGCTAAATGGTTGTATGATGATAAGATATTAAGTGATGTCTTAACTTCTAAAGAAGCAAAAGAAAGAAATGACAAACGAATAATAAAATCTGTTTGGAAACTTCTTAACGAAGCAGATATTGTTATTGCTCACAATGGAGATAAGTTTGATCTTAAAAAATTAAAAGCTAGATTTTTAAGCAATGGTTTTGTACCCCCAATGCCATACAAAACAATAGATACATTAAAAGTAGCTAGAAAAGAATTTGCCCTAACTTCTAACAAGCAAGATTATATTACAAAGTTTTTAGGATTAGAACAAAAACTAGAAACAGACTTTCAGCTTTGGGTTGATTGTATGAATGGAGATAGAAAAGCTCTCAAAGAAATGGAAGAGTATAACAAGCATGATATTATGGGGCTAGAACAAATGTATTTAAAACTAAGACCTTACATTAAAAACCATCCTAACATAGCTGTTATGATGGATAAAAATGTTTGTTCTGTGTGTGGTAGTAATTCTATTAAGAAACATAAAAAGAAATACTATACTGGTGCAAGTGCATATGATGTTTACTATTGTACATCTTGTTATTCTCCACATATCAGAGGCAAGTCAAATACATTAGAAACAAATGTAGCATATAGATCTGCTACTTGACAAAAACAATAAAATAGGTTATATTATATAATAGATGATAAGCAGAAAGATTAATAAGGTTAATCATCCTATATACGAAAGTATAAAAGAATTTAAACAGTACAATGCAAACACAGATGTTGTTAATAACTGGAGAGATGGAGATGAGGGTAGTTGGATAGTTTCAGATGATGGACAAGTTTGTCAGGTTTTAAAACGTGGAAAGCTTAAAGTATCAAAAGACTCTGATGCAACAAAAGATTACATAAGAGTTCCGTTAGGAACTTTTGTTTGCAATAAAACTGTTAAGATAGAGGGAGAGCCTAGAAAAAATCTTTACTCTTTTGGCTTGGCTAATAAAACAGTCTGGAATCATAAAATTGAGAAAAAAAAATTAACACACAGAGAGTTTGTTTTTGCTCAATTTGTTGCTAAAGGTGAAAATATAGTAGACTCTTTTTTAAAAGCGTATCCAACCAATAACAGAAGATATGCTGAGGGTCAAGCCAAAATACTCATGAAAGCAAAAAGGATACAAAAATTGATTAGAGAAGAAATAGACAAAGTTCTTACAGAAGCTGAGATTACTCCTTTGTATTTACTAGAGCAGATGAAACATATTGTAGACAATGGGGAGTCTCAAGATAAAGATAAAATACAAGCTATTAAAACATTAATGCAAATCAGTGGGATGATGGATACAGATAAGAGAACAGAATCAGTTGCTGTCTTTCAAGGATTTACAAAGGAGCAGTTAGATGCCATCGGATCAGGAGGAGTTAAACAAATTGCAGAAGCTAACAGAGAAGTTGAAGTCTAGTCATTGTGTATTATGTGGGCATAAATTATTTCCTACTGCTTATATAATAAATAATTTAGATCAAAATAAAATGTATGTTGAATGTATGAGTTGTATGACTATTTATGATAATAACTTAGAAATAGATTCTGTTGGTTTACCAGCAGTTCATGGAGTGAGTTAATGAGTAATAAAAAAGATATAAAGCTTGCTGTATATGGAACACTTAGAAAAGGTTCTAAAAATACTGGCAGGGTAAAAAAATCCTCTCTTGTATACCCAGGGCATAAAAACTTTCCAGCTGTAATACAGAACGAAAATGGAAAAGGAACAGTTGTCGAGGTACATGATGTTACATTTGAAGAGCTAATGAGATATGATATGTATGAAGGTATTAGTTCTGGTTTGTACAGAAGAGTTAAAACAGATGTAGAGATGGATAATGGTTCTACAGAAAATGTTTGGATATATGTTGCTGGAGATGAGATGTTGCAGCGTAGTAATTCATTTAGGGTAATAGAAAGTGGAGACTGGTACGATAGATAATTTTAATATAAACTCAAGTGGTCTTTCTGAAAAAGAAAGAGTTCTTAATTTAGTATCAAAAGATCTTATAGCTTTTGGTCAACTGTTTCTTCCAGAAGATTTTATGAAAAGCACACCAGCACCTTTTCATTATGAAGTTGGTAATAAGTTGCTTGATAGAAGTCTTAGAAAGCTTTGTGTTGTTTTGCCTAGAGGTCATTCTAAATCTACTATGGCTAAAGCTGCATTGCTTCATAAAATATATTTTAACCCACAAGGTAAAAAAGAATTTGCTGCTTGGGTATCAGAAGAGCAAGGACAAGCTGTTGATCATTTAAAATATATTAAAAACCATATTGAGTTTAACAGTCCATTACACTATTACTTTGGAGATATGGTTGGAGATAAGTGGACTGAAAAAGAAATAACAACTAGTCGTGGAGATAGAGTTATAGCAAAAGGTACTAGTCAAAGATTGCGTGGTCGATCTGAGTTAGGTACTAGATATACAAATATTATTCTTGATGACTTTGAATCTGAGTTAAATACAAAAACACCAGATAGAAGAAGAGAGATTAAAGAATGGTTGATGTCAACTGTCTACCCATCTTTAGAAGAATCTAAGGGCAACGAGGGATCCATTTGGTTAATTGGCACTATCGTACATTACGATTCAGCATTGCAGGCTATATACGATGGATATCTTGAAGCCCAAGAAAAAAACGAATCTTATACTTGGGATGTTATATTTCATAGAGTACTAGAGAATGGTAAACCTTTGTGGAATTCTTATTTTAGTAAAGACAAGATAAATCAAATACGAAAAGACTATGAAAATGTAGGTCAGTTACATAAGTTTGCACAAGAGTATATGAATGATGCTAGAGATTTAGCTACTGCTAAATTTAAGATTGATAAACTGCAGCATCATGATTATGAGTTTATATCTAACTCTAACCAAGCTTATATAAAATCAAAAGATAAAGTTATACCAGTAAATGTTTATATGGGTGTAGACTTAGCATACGAAGCAAATGCAAACAATGACTATCAAGTTATTATGGTTACAGCTATTGATAGTGAAAAAAATTATTATATATTAGAATATTATCACGATCATTTACCTTTATATGAAATGCCACAAAAAATATTTGAGATTGCAAAACAATACAATCCAGTTAGAAGAGTTAATGTGGAGCATGTAGGTGCTCAAGGTATTATCAAAGACTCTGTAAACAATATGAGTGGGTTTGATAGAAAGATGACACCTGGAATAGCTAGAGGAGTTAGACCACCCCATGGTATTAAAAAAGAAGATAGAATAGAATCTACACTTTGTCCTATTGTAAATCGTGGCAAACTGTTTCATAGAAAAATACATCAAGAGTTAGTAGATGAAATGTTTCACTTTCCAAAAGGAAAAAATGATGACTTACTAGATGGTCTTTGGTATTCTATTGTAAATGCTAGAGCACCTCTAAGTAAAAGTTTTAACTCTGATAATTTTCAAGCAGATAATAATAACAATCGAAAGAAAAAACAAAAATCTATACTAAGAAGTTGGATTACTGGACAAAGAAGATAAAAAATACTTGACAAAAGACATAAAACGTATTATATTATATAATATACATTTAGGAGTCCGACTATTAACTACGTAGAAACATTTGCTGAGCATGAAGAAGCCCAGCGAAATAGAGACTTATTTAGAAGGTATAGAGACGCTAGAGCAAACTGGGATACAGAAGCCAGAGATGCCATAGATTTTGTTTTAGGAAATCACTACTCATCAGAAGAATCACAAATGCTTCAATCTGTTGGTCAAGGTGATTTTATTATAGATAGAGTTTATGCTGCTGTAGATAAGTTAAAATCTTTACTAACATCAAGAAACCCAAAGTTTACTGCAGTTGCCAGAGAAGATTCTGATTATAAATTATCAAATGTTTGGCGAACTATATTAGAATACATTTGGGATATATCAAACTGTAATACACATTTTAAACAAGTTGTTCATGACTATTCAGTATCTGGTATAGGATACTTTTATGTTTATGTTGACCCAGAATCAGATTTTGGTAGAGGGGATGTTAAGATTACTGGTGTTAGCCCTTTTCGTGTTTATGTAGACCCAGCATCTAGAGATAGGCATTATGCTGATGCATCAGCTATAGTCCTTTCTACTATACTTACAAAAGATCAGTTATTAGGATTGTATCCAAAACTAGAAGAGATTATTGATAGTATTGATAGTTCAACAGATGAAGAAGATTATCCTACCTCTAAAAGAAAAAACTCTTCATCTTCTTTTACTCCTGATGTAGTTAAAGATTATGATAGTGATGGGTATGAAAAATACAAAATACTAGAGAGATTTGAAAAAATTAAAGTTCCTTTTTATAGATTATTTAATAAGGAAACACAAGAAGAGAAGATAGTTGATTTAGATTCTTTTCAAAAAATTCTGTCTGAAAATTCTCATTTGATAGAATCGGGACTGGTTGAAGCAGTCGAGGTTATGCAAACTCGTATAAAACATGTGGCTACAGTTGGACAAATACTGCTTTATGAACAAGTGCTAAATACTGATATATACCCTATTATACCAGTCCCAAATATTTGGACAAACACTCCTTATCCAAAGTCCGATGTAAATAAGGTTAAGGATTCTCAAAGACTAATTAATAAATTATTTTCTTTAACTTTAAGTCATGCACAAGCTTCTGCTGGTTTAAAACTTTTAGTTCCAGAAGGTAGTGTTGATGACATTGGTCAGCTAGAAAGAGATTGGGCAAACCCTAATGCTGTTATTGAGTTTAATCCAGAGTTTGGAGAACCTCATTATCCAGCACCCCAAGCTTTATCTTCTGAGTTCTACGCATTAATTAGTAGAGTAGAAAATTATATAGATTTAAATTTTGGTATACCAGAGTTGTTACAAGGGTTTAGAAGTGGTGCTGCTGATACAGCTAGGGGCACATACTTGTTGCAAGAAATGGGAGAATCAAGAGGTAGATCTAAATTAAGGGATATAGAGGGAAGCTTAGATGTTCTTGGTAGATGTGTTTATAACTTTGCTAAAGGACATTATAGTTTTAAAAAGACTTTTAGAATAGTGCAGCCTAATAATGACATTACAGAGTTTACTGTAAATAACAGACTTTACGATGATAAGTCTAACGAATTACAGTCTATAGATAATGATATATCATTAGGTCAGCACGATATTCGGATAGTATCAGGCTCAACGCTACCATCGAATAAGATGGCTGAATAC